AAAGGCGGTAAAGGTGGCATACGGCGGTTTTTTAGTTAAGGTGGGAGAATATATCATCCCGCAAAAATTTATCAAGGCTGACAGCTACAAGGCTTATGTGAACATGCAAGACATAGACGATTACACGGATGCTAACGGCTATTTGCACCGTAACGCCGTGGAATTGAAAGCATTAAAGGTTGAGTTTGATGTGCGTGCCATGCTGACAGGCAGTGAATTAGAGGAGCTTATGTCGAACATTCGTAACAGTTACACTAATTCAAGGGGTAGAGAGTGTATAATCACAGCTTTTATTCCTGAGTACAACGATTATGTAACGCAAAAAGGCTACCTTGCCGACTTTCAACCGCAGATATACGGCACATACGGCGGTGAGCTTCATTACAGCTCATTCCACATGTCTTTTATAGGAGGCGTATACAATGGTTGATTACAGCTTACAGGAATTGTTCTATACTGCCAACACAGATAAGCAACTCATTATTGCAACAGATGACGGATCCGTGACAATCACCAACACGGAGCTGCATCAGGAGAGCTTTGAGCTGACTGAAAGCTTGTGCTCCGAGAGTGAACTTACTTTCGGAGCGTGTGAAGCGGCGGCGGTTAAGTTCACAATGTCGAATGTGTTCACGTCCTTGAAAGATAAGTGGATAACTGTCAAGATAATCCTTG